AGTCAAAAGACCACCGCTTGTCCGATGAAGAGCGTTGGTTGATGTCATACCGCAACTACCGTGGTCTTTACGGTCCCGAAGTGCAGTTTACTGATACAGAAAAGTCCCAAGCCTTTGTTAAGATCACTAAAACCAAGGTTTTGGCTGCATATGCGCAAGTTGTAGACGTATTATTCGCCGGTTCTAAGTTTCCAGTGGGTATTGAAAGCCGTAAGTACCCCTCTAATGTTGCTGGTGCGGTTAATTACGACCCAAATGCCATTACTTCTGAAAAAGTAGAGGAAATGGCCGGTGTACAGTACACACCCAAGCGTCCTATTGCCCGCCCCGACATTGAGAAGGATTTGGGGCCATATAAGGACAAATTAGAGCCTATTGCCGACGAATTAGAGATGGGTACAGGGGATTCACCTTCTGCTATCTACTTTGAGCCTGCAAAACTTGCCGCCCAGAGCATGGAACGCAAGATGCACGATCAGTTGGACGAAACCAACGCCTCTAAGCATCTGCGGTCTGTAGCCTTTGAGACCTGCCTGTTTGGTACAGGTATCTTGAAGGGTCCATTTGCATTCGACAAAGAATATCCCCGCTGGGATGATGGGGGTAATTATGATCCTTTGTTTGAAACTATTCCCAAAGTGGAGTATGTGTCTATCTGGGATCTATACCCCGATCCAGACGCCCGAAACATGGCTGAAGCTGAGTTTACTATACAGCGTCACCGTCTGAACCGTACCCAACTTCGTAGCCTTAAACGCCGCCCACACTTCCGTGATGAGAGCATCGAACTGGCTATTGAGTACGGTCCACAGTACCAACGTGAGTATTGGGAAGATGCTCTTGATGAGAGCAATAACTCTGAAAGCCCCGACCGCTATGAGGTTCTTGAGTATTGGGGTGTGCTGGATACTGAGCTTGCTGAACAGGCTGACATCGAATTACCCGATGAGGTAGAAGATCGTGATGAAGTACAGGTCAACGTATGGATTTGTAATGGTCAGATCCTGCGTCTGGTAATCAACCCCTTCACACCTACACGCATCCCATACTCTGCAGTGCCTTATGAGCTAAACCCCTACGGGTTCTTCGGCATTGGCGTAGCAGAGAATATGGAAGACACACAGCTTCTGATGAACGGCTTCATGCGGATGGCTGTAGATAACGGTGCGTTGTCTGGTAACCTACTTATTGAGATTGATGAGACCAACCTAGTACCGGGTCAGGATCTTTCTGTGTACCCCGGCAAGGTGTTTCGGAGACAGGCTGGCGCACCCGGACAGGCCATTTTTGGCACCAAGTTCCCTAACGTCAGCCAAGAACTTCTAATGATGTTCGATAAGGCACGGCAGCTATCTGATGAGGCTACTGGTATCCCGTCCTACAGCCACGGTGCTGGCGGTGTGATGGGGGTTGGTCGTACAGCCTCTGGTATGTCCATGTTGATGGGTGCAGCCGCACAGAACATTAAAGCGGTTGTGCGCAATCTAGATGACTACCTTCTGTCACCTCTGGGTAAGGCACTCTTCGCTTTCAACATGCAATTCAACTTCGATCAGCAATACACCAAAGGTGATCTTACGGTTAAAGCCCGTGGCACAGAAAGCTTGATGCGCAATGAGATCCGCAGTCAGCGTCTGCTACAGTTTATGCAGATGACCGCCAATCAACAGATGGCCCCGTTTGTTAAGTACGACTTCATCTTGCGTGAGCTTGCAGCGTCTATGGACCTAGATGAAGACAAGATTATGAACGATCCACGGGAAGCGATGATCCAAGCCAAGATGATGGCTGAGATCCAAGCAATGATGCCCCAGCCTGATCCAGCACAAGCTGCACCGGCACCAGGTGGCGCACCTTCCCCACAAGACCCTACAGGCAACGGCAACGGTAATATCGCACCGGGTGGCGCACCAGAACCGGGCGCTCCCGGCTTCACAGGCGCAGGTGGTGGGGACAACGGCGGGAACGTACCGCAGCCGCCACAAGGACAGCCTCAGTAATGTGGGTACTTCTGTTCTTTCAAGTACTGAACAGCAACGTAACGCATTACCAGATAGGTCAGTATCCCAGCGAGAAAATCTGCATGGAAGAAATGACTAAGGCGAGTGTTCTAGTCACTACCAACAACATTGCGTTGTACTGTTTCAAGGTAAATAATGGATAAGAATTTATATCGCCTATTGCTTCCTTTGGTAAATAACAAAGAGCAAATGGATCTACTGCACGATTACGTTGCAGCTAGAATTGAAGGCCTTCGTGACCTTCTAGAAAAACAAAAAGACCCACAACGAATTTTAGAAATTCAAGGGGCAATCACAGAGCTTCGTAGATTCAAAACACTTCGTGATGAAGTGATTAAGGGTGCAGACTAATGGACGCTATTACTGAGCATCACTACCTAAACATTGCGAAGGGCAAAGCTAAAACTCTTGAGGACGGCAACTTAGCGACTGTGAATACCATCATAGTAAACATAGATGGGGTCGAAACTCTGATACCCACTGTATGGGATGGTGAAATAGTTTCTGATGAACAAGCTACCCGTTTTGCAATTGATAGCGGCGTGGATTGGCCTACCCGTACAGGTGACAATGCGGTTCAAGAATTAGAAGATTTCGACGCAGAAATTCATAAATCTATGACAGACATGACAAGTCCTGAAGAGGCTTCTGAGATATTACAGAACAATAAAAGGGCTTTTGATGAGGGCGGTCTTGATGGTCGAAACAAGCTCTCGCCCAAAGGCTCGTCCCAAAGACAGTAGCTACCCTACGAGGATGCAGATAAGATTGAGCGTCTGGTATGGGCAGAAGCCCGTGGGGAGGGCGTAGAAGGCCGAAACGCTGTCCGTGGGGTGATCTTCAACCGACTAGCCTCTTCACGCTTCCCAGACACCGTAGATGAGCTTCTGACCTGCAGATGAGTTTGAACCGATCCGTAAGTATGGTGACGTTTATAGCATCCCCGTACCAGAAGAGGATCTGCAACAGGGTCACTGCTGAGTTCGCTGATTACTATCAGATGGGCAGAGGACGCAGTAGACGGACGTACATTCTTTCAGAATACAAGCTACAACCAAAGGCCCGTGGTACGGACTTCTCTGGCCCAGACCCTATTACCATCGGCAAGCATACTTTACCCGTGGGTATGAAGGCCAAGAGCCGGTGTACGACACAGATTTCTCACACAACATTACGATTACTTATCCAGAGTACGCAGAGGCCAATCCAGAAGGCATGGCCCTTGGTGGTTTAGCGGTAGCTCGTAAAGGCATTATGACCCCGGAAGGCGAAGACATGGCAGATAATAAATTTCAATTAGACGAAAACAAAGCAGATCTGGACAATGACGGGTCTCTTTCTTCTTACGAAAAAACCCGTGCAGAGGCAGTGCAGAAAGCCACCTCTGAGGAAGATGAACTAGACATGTACCACGGCGGCATGATGGGTCCAGTAGACCCTGTCTCCGGTAACCCAATCCCTGTGGGTTCCTCTGCCGAAGAGGTGCGTGACGATATTGATATTAACATATCCCAAGGCGAATACGTTCTGCCTGCGGATGTTGTGAAATGGCATGGCCTAAAACACATCATGGATATGCAAGAAGAGGCAAAGATGGGGCTTATGGCTATGGATACCATGGGCCTTATCCAAGCGGCTGGCGGAGAAACAGTCGAAGACGGCATGTGTCCAATTTGTATGGATGAAGAGTGTGAAGGCTGTGAAGAAACAGCCTCAGACGATGCCGAAACACCAGAGGGTGAAGTAGTAGAAGAGGCAGTTGTGGAGGTTTCCGAAGAGGAACCGGAAGTCAACGAAACAGATGATTACAAAGACAGTGATTATTCCAAAAAGACTTCCATGTACGGCATGGTGAAGAAGCCAAAGGTTACTTTCATCGTGTGATTTAGAGGGCCACCTTCACCAAAGAGTGAAGCCCCCAAAGGAAAAACTATGAGCAAATATAAACGTAAAGAAGAGTTTGAGGCTGACAGCAAATACTCTGAAGAACTTGAAGCACAGGTATCAGTAGATGCTGAACCTAAAGAGCCAGAAGAGGCTTCATTCAAAAAGCGGTACGGTGATCTGCGGCGACACACCCAACAGTTGATGTCCCAGAAGGATCAGGAGCTAGAGAAGCTCAAAGAACAGCTTGATAGCGCAGCAAAGGGACAGATTAAGTTTCCCAAGACTGATGATGAAATCGAGGCATGGTCTAAGAAGTATCCTGATGTTTCCAAAATCGTAGACACCATTGCACGGAAACGTGCCAATGAAGCTCTTGAAGAGGGTGAGAAGCGTCTAGGCCATCTCAAAGATCTGGAAAACAAGCTCACCAAAAAAGAGGCGGAACAACAGCTAATGAAGCTGCATCCCGACTTCAATGATATTAGGCAAGACCCTGCATTCCATGAATGGGTTACAATGCAGCCTCTGTATATTAGCGATGCGCTATACAAGAACAACACAGATGCAATGGCTGCAGCCCGTGCCATCGATTTGTACAAAGCAGATACAGGTAAGCGTAAGTCTTCCTCCAAAAAATCTGCAGCACAGTCGGTAGGGCGTTCAACCTCTGCAGCACCTGCGGCAACAGGCAAAGCTAAGTTTAGCGAAAGCCAAGTAGCCCGTATGTCTGACCGTGAGTATGAAGCCAATGAGGAAGCGATTCTTCAGGCCATGCGAACTGAAGGTGCATTCACCTACGACATGACCGGCGGCGCACGGTAATTAACGGCAGTCCTAGTACATTAACTATTGACAACTTGATCAATACTTATATGCTAGGGCTGTCCCTACTAGGGTCAGGTTATAGTAATAGCTATTTACTACTAATACTAAACGTGCTATAATTATTATATCAAGCAAACTTCTACCTGTCTTATTACATAAGATAGCTACGAGATTGTTTAGATGATCTCTCACAAACCAGAGCCTCTTTTAAAGACTACCTCTTAGTTTGTTATTACCCTCAGAAGAATTAAGAATTTTAGTCTACCAGTGTGGTATGGCCCGTAGATTTGTATCATGGCCTGATGCATCTTATACGCACCCATAACATCAGCACTGCCACTTAATAATTCCCTTCTGTCTTGTCTGTCGGTTAGTCCGACCTGCCATTTCACAAGGAGATATTACAATGGCTTTTCCATCAGCGGGTGGGTACACAAACCTCCCAAACGGTAACTTTTCACCAGTTATCTATTCCAAGAAAGTCCAAAAGGCTTTCCGTAACTCTTCCGTAGTAGAAGATATTACTAACACTGACTATGCTGGCGAAATCGCTAACATGGGCGACTCCGTTTAATTTTTTGGCGGCTTTCAGGAGTGATCCTGATCGAATAACTCTGTGAATTGCTGGGACATCTCTACGAGACAATCAGCAGCCAAGCCTCGCAAGAGGAAGGTTCAACGACTATCCAGAAATGGAGTAGAGCCAAGCGGCTCGAAGCGCAGAGCATCCCTAGCGGATGGTGATATAGTCTGATCTGCATGGCGACATGTAGCGGCTCGAAAGAGCGGGGCAAAAACTAGCGAACTTGCCTGAACATAATGCAAAATTATTAAAGAACCCGAAATCACAATCAATTCTTATGCCCGTGGCACTACGCTTGCGACACAAGACTTGCAAGATATTGATTTCACTATGATTGTTGACCAGAGCAACTATTTTCAGTTTTCTTTAGATGACATTGAGGAAGCGCACTCCCACGTTTCGTTCATGGATTTAGCAACAGACCGTGCTGGTTTCAAACTGCGTGATGCGTTTGACCAAGACGTTCTGGGCTACATGTCCGGTTACTCATGGAGCGGTTCTGCATGGGCGGCTCGTACTGCAGCAGCAGGTACAAAAGCAAATGCAGCCGCAGGCAACGACGAATTGCTTGCAGCTAACAAACTGACACAAGGTGCCTTCGGTGGTTCCACCGCAGCTAACTCCATTCCTGTAACTGCAGGTGGCGGCGCTGGTGCTTTGACATCACCTTTGGCTGTTCTGAACCGCATGGCTCGTCTTATGGACGCAGCTAACGTGGACACAGATGGTCGTTGGATCGTCGTTGACCCGGTGTTCAAAGAGATCTTGATGGACGAAGACGCAAAGCTCGTAAATTCAGATTTCGGTGGCGATTCAGAAGTACGCAATGGTCGCCTTCCCGGCACCATCCGTGGCTTCCGTGTATATCAGTCCAACAACCTTCCTTACAAAGGTACAGGCGCTGGTACATCTGCCTCTGCAGGTTCTGCAACTAACTTCGGTGTTTTGGTCGCAGGCCATGACTCCTCAGTAGCAGTAGCTGACCAAATTGCGAAAACTGAGAGCTTCCGCTCACCAGAAACATTCGCAGACATTGTTCGGGGTCTCCAGCTCTATGGCCGCAAAATCTTGCGCCCAGAAGGCTTGATCACAGCAAACTACAACTTGGCCTAATAGCCAAGCGGGGGCAGGGAAACTTGCCCCCAACACCCTTTTCTGAGGACTATTCATGCCCACTACATACATCGATTTATGTAATCAGGTTCTTCGTCGTTTAAACGAAGTTGAAATCGTTGCAGGTGATTTTCCATCAGTACGGGGTGTACACGCCCTTGTTAAAGATGCAGTGCAGTCATCTGTAGCTCGGCTTAATCAGGCAGAATATAGCTGGCCTTTTAATGCCGCTGAACACACGCTTTCATTAGTTGCGGGGCAAACTGAATATACATGGCCCTCAAACTACAAAATAGCTGATTGGAATAGCTTTCAGATCCAAAAAAACGATAGTCTGGGGGTAGAGTTTAAGACCCTTCAACCTATTGAGCGTGATGAATGGTATAGTCGTTCTCGGGATGCAGATTATAACGCAGGATCACAGGGACGGGATGTTCCTGATTTTGTTTTTGCCAGCCACGGTACTGGTTTTGGTGTAACCCCTTCGCCCAATGAAGCTTACACAATTCGTTTCCGATACTACCAAAATTTTACAGATTTAACAAACTTCGACGATGAATGTCGCATCCCCTCAGAATTCGATACCGTTCTAGTCGATGGGGCAATGTATTTTCTGTACATGTTCAAAGACAACATTCAAGCATCTCAATCCGCATATGTTTCCTTTGAGTCTGGTCTAAAGAACCTGCAGTCCATCTACATTAACAATTACACCTCGGTGCGAGATACTAGGATTCAGTTTTAATGCCTGATGAAATTCAGAGCTATAAGGTTGTCTGTTCAGGCGGCTTAAACTCAAACGAAAACCATTTGTTTCTTGCGGAAGCTTCTCCCGGTGCAGCTACTCGCTTGGTTAATTTTGAGCCGTCACTTTATGGCGGCTATCGTCGTATTGAAGGTTACTCTTTACTAGGTGGTTTGGACCAAGAGGTTGGAGTAGGTCTGGCTGAAGGCCCAATCCTTGGGCTTGCAATTTATAAAAATGAACATTTAGGCAACCCATATATTATTGCCGCTCGAAAAGACTTAGGCTCCAACAGCTACTCCTTATACAGATTTATAGAATTATCGGGGTGGCAGAAGATCCTGCTACCTCCGACTGTTACTCTTAGTTACACAGCCAATGGCCGCACAGTTACGAAGCTACGCCACACACAGTTCGACTTCGGCTCTGGATCACAGATATGTTTTGTGGACGGGGTAAATCCTGCCAAACTATTTGACGGTACAAACTGGTATGAGTTGACCAACACAAACACAGGAGGCTCCTCTAGTCCGGGTGGTGATCAAGCTGTCAACGCCCCTGCTATTGTAGAGGTTTTTGAGAACCACCTTTTCTTAGGTGGCGACTTAACTTCTAGGGCTGTAATTTCTCACTCTGCACCTAGTGATCCATTAGATTTTACAGTTTCCAGTGGTGCTGGTCAGATTACTCCCGGTTTCAATATAATCCAGTTCAAGCCCTTCCGTGATGATCTTTTTATATTCGGCGTAAACTCCATTAAAAAAGTAAGTCCCGATGTGAGTGTTGGGTTTACTCTGGATCAAGTGACTACAAACGTAGGTTGTGTAGCCCGTGATAGCGTTCTTGAAATCGGTGGGGATCTAATTTTTCTTTCCCCAGAAGGTTTTAGACCAGTTGCTGGTACTTCCCGAATTGGTGATATTGAGCTAACCACACTTTCCAAATCTATTCAGGTAACTTTGGTCAACATGATCAAAAATTACGACATGGACACGATTAACGGTGTTGTAATCCGTGGTAAGTCTCAGGTCCGGTTTTTTGTTGGTGATGGTACAGAAGATCTGGAAGAAAGCTACGGAATCATTGGGGGTCTATCGGATCAAAATGGTCAGGTTGGCTGGGAGTTTGGAGAGCTTGTAGGCATACGAACCTCTTGCGTAACATCCGATTATATCGGTCTAGAAGAATACGTTTTGCACGGCGACTATGATGGGAAAGTGTATCGGCAGGAAGAGGGTTCTTCTTTTAACACAAGAGATATACTTGGGGTATACAGCACACCCTATTTAGACTTTGGTGATACAGAGGTTCGCAAGGTTCTTCGAAAGGTTAATACCTTCATAAGGGCTGAAGGTCCGGTCGAGCTTTTTCTATCAATGGCGTATGATTGGGGAACACCCAATACGCCTCGCCCTCTTAATTACCTAAACGAGAGCGAGGGTGGTCCTGTTGCCTACGGCGGTCAGGATCTAGACTATGCAGGTGTAAACGTCATTTACGGCGGCAATTCCAAACCAATTATGACATCAGATATTCAAGGGTCCGGTTTTTCAGCACGGGCCACTTTTACAACCATTGGACAGTCTAAACCATATACAATTCAGGGTTTAGTATTTGAATTTAGCATTTCAGGAAGGCGTTAATCATGGCTGGTTACAATCGGCAATCTAGACCCGACATTACCAACGGTGCAGATATTACTGCTCCACCTCTCAATGCTGAGTTCGACCAGATAGAAACAGCTTTCGGCATTACGGGTCACACGCATGATGGTACTACAGGTAATGCCCCTAAGATCAATCTAGCAACATCAGTCGCAGGGTACTTACAACAGGTAAACGGCGGGGTAGGTGGTGCCAATAACACTACCGCCACATCAAACCCTACGATCACAGATGATACGGTTGCAGGCTATGCAAAAGGCTCTCTGTGGCTGAACACTACAACGAACCGTATATACGTTTGTATATCCGATGTATCTTCTGCAGCGGCATGGTATGAGATAGCGGCCACAAACAGTGCAAACAATATCCTTCCGTCAGGTGACGGTGTTGTTGATCTAGGTGCTGTAGGTAATCGTTTTGCTGATTTGCTTATGGCAGGGGATGCCACAATTGGTGGCTCCATAACCGTTACTGCAGCGAGTTCGTTCCAGAACAACGTGGACGTTACAGGTGACCTCGACGTAGATGGTAGCTTAACTGTAGATACCGACGCAACGGTCACGGGTGATGCAACGCTTAACGGTAATACCATAATCGGTAATGCAAACACCGATACGGTTGCGGTTAATGCTCAGGTTTCTACCAACATTGTCCCTAACTCTGACGATGCACGAGATCTGGGTGAGGCGGCTAAAGAGTTTCGCAACCTGTTCCTAGACGGTACAGCGCACATCGACACATTGGATGTGGATGAGAGTGCTACAGTAGCTGTTGATCTAACAGTAGGTGGCAACGCCCAGATTGATACAAACCTTGATGTCGATGGTGTTACAACACTGAACGGCAACACCACCATTGGTGACACAGGTACGGATGTCCTATACGTCAATTCTGAAATCGCTACATCCTTAGTCCCCTCTGCTACAAACCTTCGGGATTTGGGTACAGCAACCAAAGAATTTCGGGATTTATACTTAGATGGCACTGCGCATATCGATACGCTCGACGTAGATGAAAATGCGACAGTTGCAGGTACGCTGGGCGTTACAGGCAACACCACACTTACAGGTACACTAACCACAGGCGGCATCACGGGTACGTCTGCTAACTTCTCAACCAACGTAGATGTTTCAGGCACTGCTACTATTGCGACAGTAGACATCAACGGCGGCAACATCGATGCAACACAGATCGGTGTATCAAACCCTGATACAGCCCGGTTTACTACAGTTGAAACATCAGGTTTGGCGTCATTAGCGACTGTTAATATCGACGGTGGTAACATCGACGGTACGATTATCGGTGCGACAACACCTGATGCAGCGACCTTTACTACAGCCACTGCTAACAACGGTTTCACAGGTGACCTAGCAGGTAACGTCAGCGCACCTACAGGCACATCGACTTTCGATAACGTCACTGCATCAGGTACTATTACAGGTGATGTCACAGGCGACATTAGTGGTAACGTAAATGCAAGCACAGGCTCATCCACATTTAACGATGTAACCATCAACGGTACATTGAACATGGATGCAGGCACGACTGCTACTATTACTAACCTTTCTGCGCCAACAAACGACAATGATGCGGCACGAAAGGTAGACGTTGATAACGCTGTAGCTGGATTAGTTGATAGTGCTCCGGGTGCATTGGACACGCTAAATGAATTAGCGGCTGCGCTGGGCGATGATGCAGACTTCTCTACCACAATCACAAACAGCATTGCTACTAAATTACCTCTTGCAGGCGGTACAATGTCTGGTGCCATCGACATGGGTGCGAACAAGGTAACTAACGCATCCGATCCGACTGCAGCACAAGACCTTTCGACTAAGGCGTATTCCGATCAACAAGACGCTCTACAGGTTACCAAAAGCGGCGATAGCATGTCTGGTAACCTTGATATGGGTTCCAACAATATCACAGGTCTGGCTACTCCGACTTCCAATGACCATGCTGCGTCCAAAGGTTACACAGACGGTATTCTAGGATCTGCTACGGCTTCATCTGCAAGCGCAGCGGCGGCGGCTACCTCTGAGATTAACGCAGCGGCTTCGGCAACGGCGGCAGCGGGTTCTGCAAGCACAGCGAATACAGCAAAGCAGGACGCAATTGATGCCCTAGATGAGTTTACCGACATCTATCTAGGTGCGAAGGCTTCTGGTCCATCAGTCGATAATGATGGGGATGCGCTGGATACTGGGGCCATCTATTATGATACGACAGATAACCAACTTTATATTTGGGATGGCACAAACTGGGATCAGGCTGCATTTACTTTAGGCCAAGCCATTGCAAACATCATCGAAGATACCACGCCTCAGTTGGGCGGTGACCTCGACCTCAACACAAACAACATCAACGGTACTGGTGACATCGATATCACAGGTACGATCACAAGTTCCGGTGCAATAACTGGCTCTCTGACGGGCAATGCAAGTACAGCAACCGCACTACAAACAAGTAGAAGTATTGCTCTGGGCGGGGATGTAACCGGCTCTGCTACCTTTGACGGAACAGGTGATATTACGATCACCGCCACAGCCACATCTGACCCTACTCTGACGCTTTCCGGTGATGCTTCTGGGAGTGCTACATTTACAAACCTCGGCAATGCTACGCTTTCAGTCACAGTAGCAGACGATAGCCACAATCACGTTATCTCAAACGTAGATGGATTGCAGACTGCCCTAAATGGCAAACAGGCTGCAGGCACTTACAACACCGTCATTGGCACAGACAGCGACATTAATACATCTGGGTCAACGATTGTAGATAATATCTATGTAACTGATGGTGTTATTACCAGCATGGGTACTCGCACATTAACCCTTGGTGATCTGGGATACACTGGTGCGACTAATGCCAACTACATTACAAACAACAACCAGCTAACAAACGGTGCTGGCTATACAACTTACTCTGCAAACCAAAGTTTAAATACTAACAACAGCCCCACGTTCAGCAATGTGTATGCAAACGATTGGTTCCGTAACAATGCTTCTGGCGACGGTATGTATAACCAAGCCACAACTCAGCACTGGTACAGTGACCATGATGATTGGTGGAACGTAGCGGGTGGTGGCTCTGCAAACGGAATACGCTTCAGAGATGACCACAATAGCACTGTTCGTGGTTCTGTGTACGCTACCAGCTCTAATGAGATTGGCTTTTTAGATAGCGATAGTCAGTGGGCAATTAAGCACGTCCGTGACAGTCGCACAGAGTTCTTCATTAATAACAGTGAGAAGATGCAGCTTGATAGCTCAAATCTTACTGTACACCACGGCAGCGTTGTTCTGGGTGGTACAGGCCGAATCCAAGGCGTTGATACCGTTTCATCTGGGACGGACGCAACAAACAAAAACTATGTTGATACGGCGGTCGCTGCGGCTGGTGTCAGTATGGCGACACTGTACACTTATGTTTAAGGAATATCTAAATGGCTAACTCAGTAGGTCGCATTTACAATGCTACGCTAGGAGAATCTCAACTTCAGTCTGATGGTGAGCATACACTTTTCACTACGAACAGTAGCACCAGTCAGATAATTAAAGAGGTTAAATTTAACCTTGGGGCAGGTGTAAAGCTTAAAGGTGCTTACCTTGAAGTAAACGGACATAATGTAGCTTCAATTTCAGACTCAGGTACTACTCTTACAGGCGAGATTGTTGTCCCCCCTAATTCTACAGTAAAAATAAAAGCGCCTAATACTTACCCTGTTGCTTTTTATAAAGAGTATGAACAGACTATTTCATCTTCTCGCCATCTGTATGTAAACACACTGGTTCGAGATCAAAATACTGGGACGGTTACAACCACCCTTACTCAAAACAAAAGTATGTTCGCTACCAGCAACGCCAATGCTGTCTGCTACATAGATATAGTTGACGCAAGAGGGTTTGCTGCACGCATACCGGGACCAGGTAGTTCTCTTTATCAGCCATTTTACTGGATGAATGCAATATACCACGATGGTAACTCTGTACAAAAGATAAATAGGCATCATGCCCAAGACTACGCAGAAGGTCACAGTGGGACACAAGGAGTTATTAGTCAAACGGGTCACTCAGCTAACTACAGAGGCTTTGCGTTTGATAGAGATATAAGCCGCTCAGTGCAAACCGCTAACTTGAGTGCAAGTAACGGTGGACCTGCGGCTCTTTTGAACGTCATAGATATCACTGGAAATAGATTTCAAGTAAGGGGCTCTCCTCGTTGGAATGAAACTAACCTAGTAGACTTCGATAAGTGGGGTGGCGTTGCAAATTCAAGCCCCGCAACCAGCCATGGACAATTCAGCCCACAACCTACTAGCTCGTACCCAAGGGCGCACAGTATTGGTGACTGGTATTTCTGGATCCCACAAAACGGTTATGGTGAACGAGTATACGGGGTTAGTTTAAAAACAGGGCAAATGTTCCATTTTAACTCTATGTCTGGTTGGTCCTCCTCTGGTAATAGAGATTTTACGGTGTCAATTGATACCGATAACGATAAATTTGTTTTTTGGCGTCCCGCTAGTTCAACAACAATATATAGATCAACATCGAATGATACCATTAGCTATCTTGAGTCAACTACTCCGGGTGGGGTGCCAAACGCACCTATTACCAATGCAACCGTAACTTTCAACGGCGGGAATTATTGTGACTACAGTTTTTCAGCGTGCCAGCTTTCTGACCGCATGGACGGTGGCTTCGGCTACAAAAATCAGTCCAATGAACACGTTGCCTGTGATTATGATGGTAGCGTTATATACACGCACTCTACTTTTCAGGGTATAGATAACTTTACGCCCCATAACGACTATCTATGGAAACGCACTATGGGTAAAATGAGCGCCTCAGAAATGAGTAGCGCTGGAATAAGTCAACCAACTTTTGACATCAGTGTTTTCGGTTACACTGCAAGCTAAGGATACGACATGGCAGAGGCATTTAAAAAGCTGTTTGACAGTACTTTAAACCAAAGTAATCTAAACGATGGTGAGCATACGCTATTAAGCGGTGGCAATAATAAAGTTATAAAAAGTATTAGCGTAACCTCACCTGATATTGCACTAAAGGATACTTATCTTGAGTTGGACGGTGTAAACATCGGAGGCGTCAAGGTAGGTGCAGGAGGTTCTGTAACTTTAGAAGGACATCAAATTCTAGCACCGACTTCGGTACTTAAATTGAAAACTAATGACTTTCCTATAGTAGCCGAAAAAGTAATTGGCGTCTGTAATGACGGAACAAAACTTCGTTATTACTCCTACATAGAGGATTCTGCGGGTAACGCAGTTAATACTTCAGACTCATCTCTACAATTTCAATGGGAATCCAATGAAACTGTTGGGTCTTTGTCTTACTCTAGCCAAATTATTGATCTATACAAGCCGGGTCCTAGTCAAGGCGGGACAAATAACATTCACTACATTGCACATGATGATAACTCTGTACAAGTTTTCCATGCAACCAGAGCACTAGAAACTGGAGGGACGCTTGGATATAGCCCTGCTAATAACTATCAAATGACTTACCAAAACTATAAGACTTTTGGCTTTCGTGACTTTAGAAAGGAAGTCTCAGCATCAGGCTCAAGCCGTTCTGCTTCCTACGACAGGTTTTTCAGTATGGATGGTTCGACTTTTCAGCAACATCAGCCTTATATATACCCACAAACTTATAGCGTGACTACCCACACAGCAAGCCCTTGGTGGACTAGCGGCTCCCACCCTTCTCCACACCCTACTTCCTCGTACCCCAGAGGTGGTGTGTACCACGATATGTATTGTTACATGCCTAGTAGCGGCTACTCTGGCTCTATATACATCAAGAATACTATCACAGGTGCATTCTATGAGGCACACCTACCAGCTGCTCTGCAATTTACCCACGGTAGTTTTGTATTGGCAGTAGATCACTCAAACGATGCTTGGTATATATACTACCATAATGGAGCTAATAATCTTACACAGGTTAAAGGCCCGTGGTCTTGGTCCGAAATGTTAGGTAGTACTGGATCAGCAGCCCCTTCTGCCGTAAATACTAGAAAGCAAATAGCTTCTTCTGACTGGGCGGAACACAATAACATTACAGCGCTAGGACTGTATCAAAACTTTCATGGAGGGCAACTCGGTTACACAGCCACTGGTGGTGTTCGGTACAGAGATACAAACAATGTAATGTATACTTTAGATGCAACAGGTAATCTAAAATATTCATATACTGAAGACCCTCAATTTGGAAATAAAGGAGGTTCCTCTGGCTATCTTTGGCGTCACTACGGACATCCTATTCCTACCTCTGTAGCAAGCGCAGCGGGTCTAACTAACGCAGATGTAAAAGTAACAATCACCGGAATAGAACAAACATAATAAGGAGGCTATAATGGCTTTATCAGCAGGAAGCGGCACTACCATCGCAAAGACAGGATCATCGCAGGCAGTCATGTATACGGTCCCGGCCGGGAAAACTTTTGAAGGGCATCTGTGGAATAACAGTAGTACGGGACCCGGTTATATTAACGGGACTCAACTGATTTGGCCCTATCACAGCAGCTATTTTCAACATGCCTATCTACCTATCACCTTAAACGGGGGCGATGTAATTAAGGCTGACAACAGCGGCACTACTATGTTAGTGGGGGTTGAAAAGTAATGCACGAGTATCAATTAACCATACATGATGACTTGACTTCTACTTTGGTTTTTGGCTCCCAATCACCAGAGGAGGTAACTGATAGCGATAGCGACTTCACGCCTAATACGTTTGTTGCAAGCAGTCACATCAAGATTCCTAACTTTGATTTCTTATCAATGACTTCACCTGTTTTTAGATTTACTACAGAAGAAATGGTTGAAGCATTTGTGATAGCGAATCAGAATCTTTTAAAATCTGAATCTAAGGGTGCGTTGTCTATCCCAACGACTCCAGATGAAGAAGCTGTGGAGGTTGCCCCTGAATTTCCAGAGGTTTTTGAGATCGAAGCAAGCATAACCCGAAGCAAGCGGAACACCCTCTTGATGGAAAGTGATTGGACGCAAGCGGCTGACACTCCGTTAACTGACGATCTAAAAGCTTTATGGTCTACCTACAGAACAAACCTTAGAGACCTTTCTGGTAACAGTAACTGGCCGTTCCTTGAAGATTCTGATTGGCCTACTAAACCATAAACTGCCTTTAATTAACGCTTGCTAATACACCAACTAAGTGCTAAACTTTTACATAGTATTACCAATCAGTTTAGGCACCGATGACAGAAGAAACCCCTGAGTTTCGGACTGTCCTGCTAACACCCCCAGAAGTTTTACATGTATGGCCTTCCATACAAGGCGACATAGACAAAGCACTGTCCCACGGGATCGATGAGATGTCTGTATTTGATCTCTTCAAGGACGCCATCAATGGCACAGTCTTTGTGTGGATCACGCTGGACCCGGATAGCAAGATAGTCTGCACAACAACCCTTAGATTTTTGACGCAGAAGAACGTAAAAACGTGTCAGATTATCACCAACACCACTAACGGTGTTTCACTCAAGCAGGTCGAAGCAGATCACAGATTGTTTGAGGACTTTGCCAAAAAGAACGGCTGTTCGCATCTTCAGGTATGGGGGCGCAAGGGCTGGTTAAGACGCCTTCAGACGCTCAGTTCTAGGCAAGGCAACAAATACAAAACTCAATATTATGTATTCGACATGGAGATTTAGATGCAACTGTATAACCCTTTTATGCCCTATCGGTATCTACACCCACGGGCTTCTGGTCTGATTGCGTATAAGGGCGGTGGCGGTGGTGCTACTGCGGCACAAGTGGACGAAAGTGTTCAGGGCGGCGTGACCGCTGTTAACGAGAACACTAATGCCGGTTTTGCAGAAACTGCGGCTGTGGGTGAGACAATCACTGGCAACCAAGCCACGATGACGGGCAATCAAGATACGATGATGGGCAATCAGGATACTATGTTGTCTAATCAAAACAGCCTTTCCACGGGTCAGAGCAACCTTAGTAATCAGATCGCTTCTATACCGCAGACACAGGTGGTCAACCAAACAGTAGACACCTCTGGCATTGAAAACCGCATTGGTAGCCTCGAAGGTGTGACTGACACTGGATTTGCTACTGTGAATAGCAACTTGTCCGGCGTACAAGGTTCTGTAAACTCTGGCTTCAGCGACATGAACCAATCCTTTAACGATGTTTCAGAGGGCCAGACAAACATACAGAACAGCGTTTCGGATCTGTCTGGTAATATGACAAACCGTTTTGATGCGGTAGACGACAACCTGAACACGGGGTTTGCTTCGGTTAACAATAATGTAAACACACAGTTTGATACACAGAACCAGAGCATTACGGACCTCTCTGCTAATGTACTTGGGGGTCAAACAAGCCTGCAACAATATTTAGAGGGCATGTCTGATCGAGCAAATACTTACTACGGTGGGTTGGCCGATGGTCAGGCTAATATTCAAAGTTCAGTAGGCGGCTTGCAGGATAACTTTTCTGACTTCCGCTCTGAGTATACCGACGATACTACGCTTGCGACCCAAGCACGAGCTGACCTTGTAAATCAAGTCACCGGAGGTTTCGGGCAGGTTCGTGACGATCTAAATCGTAACTTCGATGCAACCTCCCAGCAAAACGATTCTATTGCTCGTAACACCGAGCAAACAATGCGGAATCAAGATAACATGGTCACCAACTTCGGTGCTGCTTTTAAACAAATTAGTTCTGGGGTTCAGGCGCAGACAGCGGGACAGCAACAGACCAAGCAGGACATGCTTCAGAGGCTGTCTACTATTAGGGAAGTGATCCTAGCTGAAGGCCAAAATATGGACCCAGCTTTGACAATGGAATACGCAAAATTAGCAGACAGTTTTGACGGCGAAGGTCGTTTGATCCCGCAATCTAATAACGAAAATGGTAGCGTCACGCAGCGTGGATTTGATACAAATAACAATCTGAATATTGCCACGTTTAGCGCACAGGGCCAAATTACAGACCGTAGCCGTATAAATATTGATCAGCTAATGGGCCAGATGGATCAGATGGGTTACGGCGGAGCTTCTAGCCCCGGCATTATGACCGGGTCTCAGCCTTTTGCCTCGACGGCAACGTGAGGTAAACATAATGCATCCTAAATCAATCTCTGACCAAGGCCTTAACTTAATCAAGAAGTTTGAGGGTCTGCACAAAGTAGGACCAGACGGTATGGTAGTCCCATATCGTTGTCCGGCTAATATTCTCTCCATCGGCTACGGCCACACTAAAGGTGTTAAGAAGAATATGCGTCTTACAAAGCAAGAGGCAGAAGACCTTTTGCGGCAAGACATGAAGATCTACGAGGCCGATGTTAAGCGTCTGGTAGATGTACCTTTAACGCAGTACCAGTTCGACGCTCTAGTGTCGTTCGTATTCAACCTTGGTAGTGGTGCCTTCTCAGGATCTACTCTGAGGAAGAAATTAAATGCTGGAGATTATTCTGCAGTACCGGCGCAATTGATGCGCTGGAACAAGGCACGGGTTGGTGGCAAACTTCAGCCTCTTACCGGCCTCACACGCCGCCGTTCTGCAGAGGCAGCGTTGTTCACATTGGACGCACAGCTACCTAGCGATGACGTTGATGTACCAATGGCACAGAAGCCTGCAGCACAAGACAAGAAACCTCTAGGTAAATCTAAGACGATGGCCGGTGTAGGTATTGCTGGTGCAGCTACCGGCCTGAACGAAATGGCAGGACAGCTACAGGGGCTTGTAGCCTACGCTGACAGCCTAAAGACCGTTTTCCTACTCTGTGCAATCGCCGGTATCGCTCTGGCTGCATACGCACGGTGGAAGGATCAAAAGGACGGGGTTGATGTTTAGTATCTTCGGCAAAGTGAAGACTTACATCATAGCCACCTTGGCCCTTGCTCTGCCCATTATTTACGTCTTTGGGCAGATTAAAGGACGGGCAAAAGAGAAGAATAAAGTTCTGACGGATGAACTACAGGCGCAACAAAAGGCGGCTGATTTTTATAAGGCGATGTCTGAAAATGAAAGCGACAATCTTACTGATCGCAAGTCTATCACTGACCGGCTGCGCTCAAACGGTTTATAGAACCCAACTCGAAATATACTGCCCGCAAATCAAGCAGTATGATGACCGGTTCAATGCCCAATTAGCCAATGAATTAGAGAGCCTTCCTGCCGATGCTACGGCAATAGATGAGGCTGTAAAAAACTACATCTACTTGCGAGATCGTATCCGCAGATGTGAAGAAGAAAAGGATAAGATCTAATGGGTTTATGGGCAGATACCTTTGGTGGCGGCAACAGCTTTACTGAAAGCTTGGCTAATGTAACTACGACGGGCAATAACACGGAATATCAAGGCGGTAATCTGGTAAACACTGATACCAATACGATTATTTCTGGTGGGGCAATGAACTCTACGGATACCAACCAGAAAAATAAATCTGTTGGTGATAAGTCTGCAGGACACGGAGAAGACTACACGTTTTCTGACGCTGTTGGTGACATTAAAGACATTTTTGGCAGTGGCACAGCAATAATTGACCCAAACCCTACTGAGCATGATGATGATAATGATAAAAAGCAGGGCGGTTCTTCTGCGCAGACTGCGGCAGATGCAGATCAGGCAGGCGAAGAGGCTGCCCCCGGTGCTTTGTCCTCTGAGGGTATAGCTAAAATGCTTGTGGATTCTGGTGTGGTTGCGTCCAACGAAGAAATCCAAGCGATGCTTGCAGACCCTAAAGCATTTCTGGATGCAAAGGGTATTAACCTTTCTGACATTATTCCAAACCTAGACCCAGCTACTGCAGGAACACTACTAGATCCTAGTAATCCTAACTACGCCCTCAAGGGGCTTGAGAAGTATCTACCTCAGACGGTCTCTGGTATTGCACCAGTTAGCAGCCCCACCGCAGTAGACCCTGCATCGTTCACCACAGCTACTGCATCTGATCGCATGGATAACCCACAGTTTATTATGGACGCTGCCACAGGTGAGGTCCGTGATGCTAATCTAGTGGATGCAGAAGGCTACACGCTGGACATGGAGGGTTCTGCTACAGGTATTAACGCTGATGGCACAGCAAACCAAACAGGCGAAGCCCTAAATGACTACGCCGCACAGAAGTTTAGCCAAGTAATTGATACACGAACCGTTTCCGGTAAGCTCATGGCGCAGAATTTGGGCGAAGGAAACTATGTAGATACAAAGTCTACCGTAACCGGACAGCTTGAGATGCTGGCCGATGCTTTTGTTGGCTCTGACGGTGAACCTAAGATCCCTGCATGGGCGCAAGCACAGGCCCGTGCAGTAGGGCGTACAATTACATTCAGCGGCATGACCGGTACTGCAGCCACAGCGGCTATGGCTACCGCTCTGATGGAAGCAAGCCTGCCAATTGCACAGCAAGAGGCGCAGTTCTTTCAAACACTCACTGTTAAAAACCTAGACAACAAGCAACAGGCTATCATCAACAAAGCGACGGTTCTGTCCAACTTCGATTTAGCTAACTTAGATGCCCGTGAGAATGCAGCGGTACAGAATGCTAAATCATTCTTAGAAATGGACCTGTCTAACCTTACCAACGAACAACAGGCCTTTATGGTCAACACGCAGGCCCGTGTGCAGGTTTTGCTTGAGGATACACAACAAGAGAATGCAACCCGCAGGTTCTCTGCAGAAAGCAAGAACGACTTCACTAAGTTCTACACTGAGCTTGGTACGCAGGTGGAACAGTTTAACGCTAACCTGTTATCTGAACTTAAAAGGTTTAATGCTGGCGAGATTAATGATGCCACTGAGTTCCGTATGGCTTTGGAAAATGAGCGCCAACAGTTCTACTCAAAGATGCAATATGCTGTGGATGAATCTAACGCCCAGTGGCGGCAGACAGTTGCAACCACCAATACTCAGATGGCTTATGATGCAGCGGCTGCAGACACCAAAAACATTCTAGATCTGTCGCAAGAGGGTCTCAACCGGGTCTGGGATCGTACAGACAGCACCTTGGATTACTTGTTCAAGGGTGCGGTTAGTGAAGAAGAGTTTGAGCTTCGCCTTCTATTAGGTGAGATGCAAGCACAGGCTGCAACACCACAGAAGGCAAGCCTCTTTGATACGCTTCTGGGCGGCGGTATTCAAATTGCTGCAGCCGCTGCAGGTGCTTCTGATGTACGACTTAAAGAAAACATTCAGCCCTATGACACACTCAACGGCGTCCAGTTCTATACATGGGATTGGAACGACACAGCCAAGGAAATCGGCTACGACAAGTATCCGACCATGGGCGTGATCGCACAGGAAGTTCAGAAGACACATCCTGACACGGTAATTGAGGGGCCAGAGGGCTACCTGATGGTTAATTACGGGAAGCTTAAAAATGAAATTTGAAGACGCAATTGAGAAGTCAATTAAGAGCTTTCTGAAAGGTAGTATGCCTGAAGAGCTTATGAAGGTTCAGGACAATCCTGTGATCTACACACCTGATTACATGGATGAGCTAGAAGAAGATCTAGCAGACATGGAACCCCTAGCCGAAGAAGAGGTGGACGATGTTTGATCCAAGGACAATAGGCCCGATACCGGGTGAGAACTACACCGCTGATACTCGTAATTACCCATGGCACCGGCCACCAGAGATTGAGACCTATGACGGTACAGTAGAGTACGTCATGGAGCGTATGAATGACGAAACAACTGCGGAGATCGTTTACAGTCTTATGGAGCTAGGACGCCCTCTGACTAACATCGTTGCAGGCTTAATGATGCAGGGTATTGGTCGTGGTAAATTCCAGATCGATATGGCTATCTTAGCGGCTGGCCCGGTCTATCGTTATCTGCAGATCTTAGCCGATAGTGAGAACATTAAATACGAAGATGGTCTCAATGCTAAACGCACTCCAATTACATCCACTACGCTTAAAATGATGATGGGTGTTGTTGATGATGTAGACCCTGAAGAGACACCCCCTGAGAGCGCCCCAGAGGCCGTCCCAGAGGCTGAAGGCGGTCTTATGGCACCGGCACAGCCTGCAGAAGAAATGACCGCTACAGCGGAAGAACAGGCGCTCATGCTGGGTGGGTCTGATACTGAAGAAGAGGTGGTGTAATGTCCCTACGGTCAACCAAATCCAGAATATCCGGTAAGATTGCCGCTGGCGGTTTTAAACAGCCTGACAACACACTGGCGAAGGCGATAGATACCGGTGCTGGTATTATGGCTAAAGGTATTATGACTCGTGCCGCAGAAGAGCGTGAAGAGAAGCGGATCGCTAAAAGAGAAGCCGCTGCAGAAGCTAAACGTCTTGCCGCTGCACAAGCTAAAAAAGAGGCAGCGGCGAAGAAACTTGCTAGAAATGCTAAAGTACTCGCCCTAGACTTCACAGGTACTACAGATAATGCTGCAGCGGTCACTTACTTTCAAAACCAACTTGAACTTATGGATGGTGATGTAGGTGCTGTTGTTACGTCTACGGAAAACCGTGTTAAAAGTGGACAACTTGAATTTGTTGCACCAACTACGGAAATGGTTGACATGCCTTTCCAAGGGCCAAACATGGAGGCTAATCCTAAGATTTCTGATCTAGGTGTAGGGTTTGGGACCTGATGGTGAAATAGAAACAGGCTCTAATTTGGGGGCTGGAGGGACCACAAGTCAGACCGATGAGGCGTTCCGTGCAAGTGATGTAGCAGAAATTGCTGCAGACCCAACAAGTGCTTACTCCACCCAAGCCCAAGAAATGCTGCGTATTTTTGAGGAACGAGGTACGCCTTTGGAGGGTACAACGCTTCCTGAAGACGGCTCTGTCGAGGTGAACAAAGCCGGTGAAGTTAGAATTAAGCCATTTGGAGAAACCCCTGAAGATATTGACATATCGGGTATTAAAACTTTTGCAGATTGGCAGGCTTTTGGGAGTAACCTGAGAGCCAATCCAACTAAGTATACTGAGGCATGGCGCAAAGAGTATGAAAATCGAGGAAACCAACTCTTTAGGGAGTATCTGGTCACAGCGGATGCAAATGAGTTAAAAACCTCTATAGCCGTAGATCCTAATATGGATGAAAGCAAAAAGACCACTATTGAGAATGCCATTACAATTAAGCAGTCTGGTCAATGGCAGGATATAATTGCTCCAAGCAATTTGGCAGGTAAAAGCTCCGCAGACATTAATAACCTGATTATTGTTGCGAAAGCCTCTGGGGCAACTGATGCCGATGTATCCCTTGCTACCCAAATCTCAGATGAGATTAAAAAGGTGGAAAATTTACCGACATACAAAAAGTATGGAGATGAAGCTAACAACTATAACAGCACCTTGAAGCAAATAGAACTTGCTAAAACCGATGAAGCCGGTGAAGAGATCATCAGCCGCCTAGAGTCATTGGCAGCGGCGCAACAGAGGGGCGAGATTGCAAAACAAAACGGTGTACCGGGACAGAAGGTATACGAGGCAGTAGTAACCCGGCCTGATGGGGTTCAGGCATTTATGCTGGTTGTAGAGAA